CATCCTGGGTATTAGTTCACCATTCCACAAACCGCAGCAAACGTGCCCAAGAAACGACATTCCCACTACAAAGCCTCTGGCTTGGTGGCTCCCCCCCAAATCGAAGTCCCAGCACCAGTGGACTTTGGTGATCATATTCACAATGGGGAGCCCCGGCTACGCTTAATAGCGGAGCGAGAATTCGTTCCTCAGGTGCCCTTCAGGTTGGACGAGGCCAGACGGACCAATGCCCCAACCTACGCACCTGTTGACCAATTGGGTCCGGTATTGTCTCAACAAGTACCGGTCGTCACGGGGAACGATTTGTCATCTCTTTTAGCAGCGTTTAATAAGAGATGCAATTTCGTTTCTGAAGATCGAGTTGCCCCCAGTATAGTGAAGCTGAGCACAAAGCTTGCCAGCCTCGTCTTCCCCAGCATGTCATCTTTTGATTGGACTGAGGACATCTACAACCGATGGGTTGAGAAGTTCCCTTCCGACAAGCAACAACGTATGGCCAACGCCTTGGCTAACATGCACGATGTGGACTTCCGCTCCCTGAACACCAAGTCTGTTATGGTGAAGGGAGAAGTCCTCCTCAAAAGGAATGACCCATCATGGGCGCCACGCATCATCTACGTCGGGAGCGACGAGTACAACGTTCTGACCGGGCCGGTCATGGACGAGTTCAACAATAGATTAGCGTGTGCGTTTGACGAGTTCCGTTGCCCTGAGATTGAGAATGTCATATTTGCGTACAAGAAGCATGATGTTGAAATTGCCACTGGTCTTTCTGGCAAACAACGTTATTTTGAAGGAGACTTCAGCGCTAATGACAGGAGGCAGCTCAAGGATGTATCACGGATTTTTGCACACTGGCTACGGCGTTGTGGAGTACCACGTTGGTTCGAGCGCTTTTATTTGCGCAATTCCAGTACCTTTTCAATTGTTTCTTACGAATACGGCCTCTCTGCTGATATCAAGTACCAACTTGCTACCGGAGGGACCGACACAACCGGCAGGAATTCTGTTTGGAACATTTGTCTATGGTACTCTTTTTGCGTAGTTTCTCGATTAAAAGCTACTCGCGTAGCGATACTTGGCGATGATATCGCCGTCGGTACTGATGACAAAGGAGTGGACGTGTCTCGTTGGAAAAAACATTGCGACAGCGCCGGCATGGCTTTAAAGGCCCGGGAGCGCCGTTTCTATTGTGACTTGACATTCCTTTCCCGCTTCTTTGTCCCGGCACATGAAGGCTCATGTATGGTTCCTCTCATCGGCAAAGCACTGATGCGGTTTAATGCACGCGCTAACCGCAATCAAGACATAAGTGATGAACAATACATAGCGGGCAAGTGCCTCAGTTATGCTTATGAATTCCGACATATCGCTTACATGCGTGACAAATTTCTTTCCCGCTTCTCATCTACCCAAGTTCAGTTTGACGAAGTCAAGCTTGTAGATTTAACCTGGTTTGCTAAACAGGGCGTCAGATCCGTGAATGACGTTTATCAGAAAATTCGATCTGAACCTCTGGTCTTGTCAGACGATGAGTTCCTTGAAGTTGTCATGGCGAAATACGACGTTGGTCTCTACGACATGGACGATTTAACTGGCCGCCTGATCCTCGACACGACCCCCGAAGTGTTTTCGGATGAAAGGTACTACAAGTTCTCGCACGAAGTGGAGTAATGCGTCAGCACGACCACGGCCTGTCCGAGACGGCAACTGCTTGGTCCCCATTAAGGACCCGGCGCTGGGAGATGCTGGAGCCCCATTCTACGCAATGC